TAGCTGGTGGGCTGAGGCGGGCTTTGTGCGTGGTGGTGATTTGGGTGCGGGGGCAGGATTTGAACCTGCGGCCTTCAGGTTATGAGCCTGACGAGCTACCGGGCTGCTCCACCCCGCGTCAAGGTGTGGCGCGCTTGTATGCGCCGCGTGGCGCAAACGCAACCCCTTTTGTAACAGATTGATGTCGTTCGATATTCTTGCCCGCTCGCGCGCGGGATAGGAATGCGAACCGCGCCTGCTCCGGGCCGGAGCAATCGGAGCAGAACGCGCATTCGGCGGCGGAACAAGGCGCGAACCGTCGTTCGAAACCGGGAAGGCGACGGACACAGTGCGGACACGAAATCGCTGCTCCGGGCGAGCCTGGCGCCCATCGGCGCCTACCCTTTCCGCCCGGTTTGCGCCCTTTCCCGCCATTCATCGTGAGACCCGCCGAGAGCATCTTGCTGACCGGAAATGACCGCGGCTGAGTAGCGCGGAAAGGGTCGAAAGCATGAAGGCGCATCTCACCGAACGCTATGTGAAAGGGCTTCAGCCGAAGGCGAAGAACATCATCGTCTATGACGAGGAGGTGGTCGGCTTCGGCGTCCGGATCACCAGCGGCGGCACGCGCGCCTTTATCCTGACCTATCGAATCGAGGCGCGGGAGCGGCGCCTCACCATCGGCGCATGGCCGGATTGGTCGGTCACCGCCGCCAGGGAAGAGGCCAAGCGCCTCAAGCGCGAGATCGATCAAGGCCGCGATCCGATGGCCGAGCGGGACGAGGCCCGGGAGTCGCCGAACGTCCGGCAACTGATCGACCGCTATCTTGAAGAACACGCCGCCAAGCTTGCGAAGCGCAACCGCGACGATCAGGCGTCGATGCTGCGCAAGCTGGTCGAACCGGCTTGGGGCCCGCGCAAGGCGGCGGAGATCCAGCCTGATGATGTCGATCGGCTTCTGCGCCAGATCGCCGGTGGCACACTGGGAAAACGAGGCCGTAAGCCGACGCCGGTGCGGGCGAACCGGCTGGGCGAAATCCTGCGCAAGATGTTCAACCTCGCGATCCGCTGGCGCATCCGAACCGACAACCCTGCCGCCGGGTTTGCCCGCAACGCCGAAGCGCCGAGGGACCGTTATCTCTCATCCGATGAAATCGGTCGGCTGTCCGCCGCGCTCGATGCCCATCCGAACCGGCGCGCCGCCGATGCCGTGCGGCTGATCCTGCTCACCGGCGCGCGGCGCGGCGAAGTTCTGAACGCGCGCTGGGATCAATTCGATCTCGACGCCGCCGTCTGGATCAAACCCGCCGCCACCACGAAGCAGCGCCGCCTGCATCGCGCGCCGATCAGCGCTTCCGCCGCCGCGTTGCTGCGCACGATCCGGCTGCGGGTGCCCGAAGATTGCGAATGGGTGTTTCCGGGCGATGCCGAAGGCAAGCCGCTTCAGGACATCAAGCGGTTCTGGGAGGATGTCCGGGCGAAGGCCGATCTGCCCGCCGTCCGCATCCACGATCTGCGCCACACGTTCGCGTCGCTGCTCGTTTCGGGCGGAATGACACTGCCGATGATCGGCAAGCTCCTCGGCCACACGCAGGTTCAGACCACGCAGCGCTACGCGCACCTGCTCGACGACCCCTTACGCGCCGGGCTCGAACAGGTCGGAGATATGTTGCGGGCGAAGCCTTGGCTGGTTGCAAGCGCAAATATCTGATTCCTGACGGCCTTTCGTCATGTCGGCTTGCCGACTTTTCGCCCCGACGGGATGGCACCAAGCCGCGCTTTCGGCGACTATCATATTTGTTGAAATTCGCATTTTCCGCCAATTCACGGAATTTCGCCAACCTTGCCAAGCGCAACGGCTCTAGTATATCTTACTTGCTTAAATTCGCAGTTTAAGGCAATTGTGGCATATGACGAAAATGGCCTCATCCCTACCTCAGGGGCGTATCCAGCTCATCCGAGTGCTCTCGGCGGCGGGCGACGTTATTCACATCGATGATGTTGTCAGCACACTTGAATTGGACCGAACCGCAGCTGCCCAGCGCTTGTCGCGCTGGACCGAGCAGGGTTGGCTGAGACGCGTCGGACGAGGGGCTTACGTTGCTGCTTCGATCGATACGCTCGGGTCGGAACGGGTACTTGACGATGCATGGATACTCGTCCCTGCGCTCTTCGAGCCTGCCTATATCGGCGGCCGCACGGCTGCAGAGCACTGGGATCTCACGGAGCAGATTTTCAAAGATGTGCTCGTAATGACGACGCAGGCGGTGCGCGAGAAGCGCCAGGAGCGTCACGGTATTCAGTTTACATTGAAGCATATCGACAAGCGGAAATTGTTTGGCACCAAGACAGTATGGCGCCATCAAACCCGCGTGCCCGTCTCGGACGTTCATCGCACGATCGTCGACATGCTCGACGATCCGGCGGTGGGTGGGGATATTCAACACATTGCCGATTGCCTCGCCGCCTATCTGCGCCGAAACGACCGCGATGATAGCAAGGTCATCGAGTATGCGTCGCTGCTCGGCAACGGCGCTGTCTTCAAGCGGCTTGGCTTCCTCGCCGAGCGGCTGCCGGATACCGCAAGGCTCGTTCGACTTTGCGAAAGCAATCTCAGCCGTGGGCATGCCAAGCTCGATCCCGCCCAAGACTGCCCGCGCATCGTTACCAAATGGCGGCTCCGTGTTCCCAATCTCTGGGCACGTGAGGTGCGTTAGGTGATCGAGAAACGCGAAATCCTGGCTATCGCCGAACAAACGTCGCTCACACCTCATGTGGTCGAGAAGGACTACGTGCTCGGCTGGATGCTTGCAGGCATCTACAGCCGCGCGGAACTCGCCGAAAGCTGGGTCTTCAAAGGCGGCACATGCTTGAAGAAGTGCTTCTTTGAAACCTATCGCTTTTCAGAAGATCTCGACTTCACGCTACGCGATCCTTCACACTTGAACGAGGATTTCCTGAAGAGCATCTTCAAGGAGGTCGGAGAATGGATTTATGAAGAGACTGGCATCGAAGTGCCGAGCAATGGACAAGCGTTTGATGTCTACAAGAATCCACGCGGCCATATCTCTTGCCAAGGCAAAATCAGCTACAAGGGTCCAGTCTCATCGACCCATGCTCTTCCCCGCATCAAACTCGATCTGACCGCCGACGAACGGATTGTCCTTCCACCCGTTCAGACACAGATATTCCATCCATACTCCGATGCGCCCGAGGATGGGATCGAGGTTCTCGCCTACGATTATGTCGAGGCTTTCGCTGAGAAGTTCCGGGCGCTCGCCGAGCGAACACGACCGCGCGATCTATATGATGTCGTGAATCTCTATCGAAACACAGATGCGCGTCCCAACTCGCAACATTTCATCGAGGTGCTGCGAGCAAAGTGCGAATTCAAGGGCATTGGGCTCCCGCGCATGGCCGATCTTGAGCTTCATCGCGCCGAACTTGAGGCGGGCTGGGCCAATATGTTGAATCATCAACTGCCGGCGCTTTTGCCGGTCGCCTCGTTTTGGGATGCGTTGCCCGATATCTTCGCGTGGCTTGATGGCGCGGTCACTCCCACCCTTGCGGCAATGCCGCTCGGCGCGACCGACACGGTCATTCGAGAGCGCGTCGTTAACCTTCCATCCGGTAGCAAGGGGCAGACTTTCATCGAGATGATCCGCTTTGCTGCCGCAAACCGCCTGCTCGTCGAAATCGACTACCGCGACAAAGAAGGGAACCGTTCGACCCGCGCCATCGAGGCATATTCGCTCAGACGCGCACAGGCTGGCGACGTGCTGCTGATGGCAGTCCGCGCCGATAACGGTCAGCCGCGAAGCTACCTGATCAACAGTATCCTCGGGGTCAGGACGACCCAGACCTCGTTTGCACCGCGCTATCCGATTGAGCTCACGCCGTCCGGCCCTCAGATGATTCCTGGAACGAGCAGATCTGCTTCTTCAGCGGGCGACGCTTTAACGGCTCTGCGGACGCCAGCTATTCGAAAGGTCACTGCGCGCCGAGCTTCGAGTGCCAAAGGTTTCGGACAGGTGGGGCCAACCTATGTATTCCGGTGCTCGGTCTGCGGAAAGACTTTCAATAAGAAGAGCTACGACGCGACGCTCAACTCGCACAAAAACAACAAAACCGGCTATCAGTGCTACGGTAGCATCGGAACCTATGTAACGACAAAATATTAACCTGCACGCAAAAAATGCTGGGCACTGGCTTTAAACCGAACGAAGCTCCTTCCAGATCGCCGACACCTTCCGCCGCACCGTCCGTTCGTCGGGCGGCGGAAAATCTTCCCGGCCCGCGAACCAATCCATCATATCGCGCACCAGCTCGCCCTGGCTCGCCGGCATGCCGTGATCATGTACCCGCCGGGCGATAGCGCCTGCGAAGGCGTCCCAGTCGTGTTTCGGCGGCGCGCCCGGTCCGCCTGAGCGCTTCGCTGGATTTGACGCCTTCGCGCCGCCTTCCACCGCGCCCGCGTCGAACAATCCCCAGGCGCGTTCGCAGCGCTCGAACTCCTTGCGCATGATGATCACGTCCGCTGCGCTCACGGGCACGCCGTCAACCGGGCGCGCGATCCATTCCCATTCCGCTTTTCTCGAGCGGCGGAAGCGCCGCACCAGCGCCGGCTTGCGCGATGTGCCGTCACGCCGGAACAGCGCCACCACGTCCGCGCCGTCGATCTCAACGATCCCGGAGGCGATCTGCTTGTCGGCGGTTTCGACCGTCGGCAGCAAAGCGGAAAGCGCGATCTCGCCGTCGATCGCCCAGCCCGCGATATCGAGGGCGGGAACCTGCCAGCGGATCGCGGTGTCGGTAACGGTCAGGAAGGAACGGGGCGGCGCCGGCATCGGTTCGAACTCGCTTCAGGTCATGGGATCACGGTTTGCTGTTGGGATTCCCTGTGTCGCGGCTTCGCCGATAGAGCGTCACCACGGCCTTGATGTCGCCGCGGAGATCGGGCGGCAGGCGCCCGGCCTCGCAGAAGAGATCATCGAGCTTCACCTCAAGGATGGCGGCGACGCGTTCCACGAGATCGTCGCGCGGCGGGTTTTCCTGTTCGCGCTCGACGCGGCTCCAGTAGGCGGGCGAAACGCCCAGGCGCTCGGCAAACTCGTTCAGGCCGAAACCCTTTTGATTGCGGTGAAAGCGGACGGTTTGACCGAAGGCCATCAGAGCGCACTCCCGGTCTCGAAGCGTGGGCCGATGAAGCCGCCCTTCGCAAGCCGCACCGACATGAAGGCGGCGGTCACGCCAAAGGCTTCGGCGAGCTCGTCAACCAGCAGGCCCAGCGAGCCCTCGCTCGGATCGAGATCGACGAAGGGCACGGAGCGGCCATCGGGCGCTGCGCGCCAGCGAAACGGCAGATCAAGGGCGCTTGCGTGCTTGGGCAGCACGCGCGCCAGCTTGTCGGCCGGAACCAGAAACGCGCCCATGAACTCGTCGGCCCGCCATTCCACCCAATCGATCGGCGCGCCGGGCCTGGCGATGGCGGGCGCAACCGATGTTCGGAACGTCCGCCGGATATTGCCGCCCATCGCCGCCGGCATGTCGAAGATGGCGTGCGCAAACTCGTGCGCGGCGGTTGATCGGACCACCTCCGGCTGATGGGCAAGCAGGCTGGTGTTGATGCTGATCATCACCGTGTCGGGCAATTCGGGATCGTTCTCGCAAACGCCGAGCGCCTCATGGCCGTCTTCGTCGTGGATCGGCCTATCAAGGCCCCAGGATAGGCTGAGCGGTTTGCCGTTGACGGTGAGGCGCGCCGTCCTGGCGATCAGCGCCGCCACGTCGACCGGCCTCGGCTGAACCCCGAACAGACGGGTGCGGATATCGCTCGCGATCCGGGCGACCGCCTGGGCGCTCAGGCGATGGGGATCGCCTGTCGCCGTGCTTGCATATGCTATGGCCAGAACCATCCCCGCCTCCCTTCGTAACCCGTTTGGTCAACAGTTGATTCTTGATATGTTCTTTCTCTGCGAGAGTCGAGTCGATTCTTCGGGAGCGACGCTGCGCGGCTGTGGAGGGGTTCGAAGGCGCACCGCTTCGGTTTTGACGGACTAAGCCTGGCAGAACCTCCGTTTTCTGTTTCCGCCAGTGTTTACGCCCTTATTCCGCCCGGGTTTGCGCCCGTGGCCGATTGTTTCTGTCCGGTTTGCGCCCGTTTCAACCCTGCCTGACGCCGGCCCGCTGTGGTCCCTTTGCGGTCGTCGGAACCGCAAAAGCACAGGGAAACAGGCATGGACGATCAAGTTAACGCGCAACGAAACGGGGATGCCTCCGGCGCCCTGATGCAGGGCTGGATGGGCCGGCGCGAGGTCGCCGAAGCGCTCGGGATCTCGGCCGCCACGCTGCAACGCTGGCAAACCCGGCGGATCGGCCCGCCGCTCGTCCGGATCGGCCGCCGCGTCTTCTATCGCGCCGATGCCTTCCGCGAATGGATGATCTCGCAGGAACGCGGGCCGGTCGTCTCGAAGCGCACGGGGTCCGCCCGATGAATGCGCCCCTCTTGATCGCCGAACGGCTCGAAGCCCGCGCGCTCGCCGCCAATGCCGTCCGCTCCGCCTTCTATGAGCGCTTCGGCGAACACCCGTCCGCCGATGATCGCCTGTGGCAGATCGATCCGGTCGCCCGGCTGGATTTCGTCGGTGATGTCGAACTGAAACTTGGCGTGGCCTTCCGCGACGAGGATGTCGAATTCCTCGAAACCCCGTCCGACCTGATCGAACGCGGCGCCGAGATCCTGATCCGTGGGGGCGTGCGATGAGCAACCCCTTCGAACGGCACGGCATCGCGCACCTCTCCGCTTCGTCCCTCAATCTCTGGGCGGCGGAACCCGCGCTCTGGATCATGGAACGTTTGCTCTGGCGGCGTTCGCCTTCCGGCATTCCCGCCGCGCGCGGCAAGGCGGTCGAGGCCGGCGTCAACATCGGCCTGCACGATCCGAGGCTTCCCGTTGAGGTCTGTATCGCCGAAGCCGAAAGCGCCTTTGATCGCGAAACGGCGCTCAATCCCGATCCGCGTCGCGATGAGGAACGCAAGAAGCTGCCGGGCTATGTGCGCGGCGCGCTGGCCGAACTCCGGCAATACGGGTTGCCCGATGCCGACGGCTATCAGGGCAAGGTCGAAATCCGCCTGGACGATATCGCCGTGCCGGTGGTCGGCTTCGTCGATTGGCGGTTCTCGGCCCATGGCCTGATCGTCGATCTCAAGACCACGGAGCGCCTGCCTTCCGTGATCGGCGCAAGCCACGGCCGCCAGGGCGCGGTCTATGCCACCGCCCACGGCAATTTCGGGATGCGCTTCGCCTACGCCAAGCCCGCTCCGGCGAAGGGCGATGGGAGGCAGGTCCAGGTTCTCGAAATGTCAGGCGATGACGTGCGCGCCCATCTGGCGGCGCTTCGGCTGATCGCCCTCTCGCTCGGGCGCTTCCTCGCCCTTTCCCATGACGCCCGCGAGCTCGCGGGTCTCATCGTCCCGGACTTCGACAGTTTCTACTGGTCGGACCCATCCGTTCGCGCGGCTGGCCGGGATGTCTTCGGGTTCTGAACCCCTCAACCGCTCAAGGCTCAACGCTCAAGGAGACAAGCAATGGCACTCAATATCGGCGCGTCCGGCGTCATCCGCCCTTACGTCAAATACAACGCCAAGTCGGACAAGTGGTTTGTCCGTGGCGAAGGTGGCGGCGATCTCGAAATCGCCCGCCCGACCTTCCTGCTCGACCTCGCCAACATCCGCACCGGCTGGCTACACTTCGCGCCATCCAGCAATTGCGCCAGCGCGGGATCGATGCGGCAAGCGCGGAAGGACAATCCGCCATCGGCAACGCCCGGCGCATCGACGAACTCAACCGGCAGCTTGCCGGCCGCGAGGCCGTCGAAAACCAGAAGGACGAGATCACCCTTCTGCAACGCCAGATCGGCCTGATAGGCCAGAGCGCTTCCGAGCGCTCGGTCATCATCGCCCAGCTGCGCGCCGAGCAGGGCTTGCGCTCGCGCGGGATCGACCTTGCGAGCGAAGAAGGCCGCGCCATCGTCGAAAACGCCGGCAAGATCGAGCGCCTGACGCAGGAGCTTCAGCGGCAGGACGCCGCCTATCGCGCTATCGAGACCGCCGTCGGTTCCGCGCTCGATCGCTTCGCCGATGTTCTGGCGCAGGGCAAACTCGACTGGAAATCATGGGCAGATGCGGGACGCCTCGCGCTTCAGGATCTGAACCGCGAAATGATCAAGCTCGCGCTCCTCAATCCGCTGAAGAACCTGCTCTTTGGCTCGAACCTGCCGACCTTCGGGCAAGGCAGCGGCATCCTCGGCAGTATCTTCTCGCGGCTGTTCCACGAGGGCGGACTGGTCGGCGCGAGCGGTGTCGGCCGCATGGTTCCGCTCCACGTCTTTGCCGGTGCGCCACGCTTCCACGACGGCGCCTATCTCAAGCCCGACGAGGTGCCGGCGATCCTGCAACGCGGCGAGCGCGTGCTGAACCGCAAGGAGGCCCGCGCCTATGAGCGCGGCGATGCCCGATCCAGTGGCGCGGTCGTCAATGTCACGATCCAGACGCCGAACCCGACCGCCTTCGACGCCAGCCGCACCCAGATCGCGGCAGGGCTTGCCCGCGCCGTTCGCTCCGGTATGCGAGGGATGTGATCTTGAAACGTCGGTGGCACTTGTCGCGCTGTTAGGTCGATACCGGCGAATACACCGTGTTGAGTGGAGGCAGAACGCCTTCATGCTGAATATGGATATTCATCCAAGTTCGCTCGATTTTCTCGATTTCCAGGCCTTCGAGCCAGTAGAAATAGGTTGCACGGCCTAGAGCTGTTGGCGCAGTCTTTTCGTCACTGTCCAAGTGGTTGTTCATCCTGCTTCGCAGGTTCTTCGCCAACCCGACATAAAGTACATCATTTGCGAATGTGGTCAGGACATAGCAGCCGGATTTCTCTGGTACGAATCTCTCGCGGTTGCGCTTGAAGGTCTCATGCTTCACCGGCTGCGGTACCAACATATCGAGCTTCACAATTCGATATCTCCAGTCATGGAAACCTTGTGCAGCGCCTTTGAAAGCTCCTGCGAAACGACGTTAATCGCACCTGCATTCAAGAAGCTTGCGTTGCTGCCCTTGGCCCACCATTCGGGATGGCCAACGCCCGCATAGTCACCTTCGACGTTCTCAAAGCAGCTGGCCAGGAGCTTCTTCATGGTGCCAACTTTGAAATCGCCACGGTCTTGGAGCTTCGTGAAAAACGGAATCGAGAATTTGCAGAAAAGCTCTACCCCATTGTATTTGTACAAAACTGACGAATTTCCATCATCGAGCAGTTCTGTAACTGCCTTCCAGTAATTCAGAAAAATCTTCTTCTCTTTATCGAAGTCTTTGACAATCGTGAGAGGATTGTTCGCCGTGAGGATGTATTTAACAACCGCCTTAACAAATGACTTTTGATTGATCGTCGTACCATCCGAGTCGTCGTTCGCCATGAGGATTTTTCCCTTCCACGGCGAGTCGGATGTCTCATTCAAATAGATTACGTATTTGAGGGCTTTGTCGACCTCGCCTTTCTCGACCGTATTTAGAATCCATTTGGGCAGGCTCGGCATATCTTCCACATCGAGCGCATCGGTCAATCTCGCGATGATTCTCTGCGCCACCGATTGGTCGACGCTCTTTTGCGTCGTGTTGACGATTAGGAAATGGCACATCTGAGCAATGTGAGGCAGATTGATCGCGACGTTCACTGGGACTTCGAAGTCAAGAACCCGTGGGTCCTTCTGAGCGGCCATTTTCAAGCCTTCGAGCCGATGCTGGCCATCCACGACGCTGAACGGTCCGACCAGCTTTGTGTCGATCTCGATCGTATGATCTTGTTCGTTGAAAGGGATCGACTTATCGGTTGCAAGAAGCACTGATGTCGGAAGAAAAGCGTCGCTTCTATCTTGGCCCTTCAAGATGTAATCGGCCAGCTTCTTTGCACGCGCTGTGTTTAGGAGCCTCTGATATCCTTTGTCATCTTTGTTGTCGGGATCAAGTGTCTCGACATTGTAGAAATTGTCTGATGCAAGATCACGAACTCGTATCGAAGTAGCAAACAAGACGAGATCACCTTGCTTCACGCGGGCAGCTGGTATCACAATCTTCGTCATATCTTTCCTGCCCTTTTCCTTTGCTGCACTCCCGCCTGAACCTTCCACCGATTCATAAGCCGCGCGTTCGGTCAGAATAGATCACGAACCTCGGAATGAGAAGTGATGGGAGGAGGCCAGAAGGGGCCTCTTCCTCATTGCTTAGCGTCACCAAACAACGGCCACCCGCGCGCTACGGGTGGCTCAGTCTTGGACCTACATCCATCATGCCGCAACCGTTTCTCGATATCGCCTTTCCCGGCTCGGTCGGGCGCGGCGCGACCGGCGGACCGGGGTTCTCGACCCAGATCGTCACGCTCGCCTCGGGCGCCGAGCAGCGCAACGTCAACTGGTCGCAAGCCCGGGGCCGCTGGAACATCTCGACCGGCATCCGCAGCCGCGCCGACATGGCGGCGGTGATCGCGCATTTCCATGTCGTGAAAGGCCGGGCCTACTCGTTCCGCTTCAAGGACTGGAACGATTTCGACGCCGCCGATCAGGCAATGGTTCAGATCACCCCGACCGTCTGGCAGATCGTCAAGCGCTACAATCGCTCCGGCTATGAGCACGTCCGCACGATCACCAAGCCGGTTGCCGGATCGGTCGCGGTGAAGATCGCCGGAAGCCCGGTCACGCCTGCCGCAATCGATACGCTGACGGGCCGGATCACCTTTGCCTCCGCGCCGGGATCAGCGCCGACCGCCTCGTTCCAGTTCGACGTTCCCGTCCGCTTCGACACCGACAGCCTACCGGTTCAGGCGAACGCTTGGGACTTGCAGATCGTCAACAATATCGACCTCGTGGAAGTCCTCGAATGAAAACTCTCCCTCCCGCGCTCGCAACCCACGTTGCAGGCGGGCTCACCACGCTGTGCCGCTGCTGGCGGGTGGATCGTCGCGACGGCGTGGTGATGGGCTTTACTGACTTCGACCGCGATCTTGTCTTCGATGCCGTCACCTACAAGGCGGCGTCGGGGTTCACCGCAACCGCGATCGAGGGCCAGCTCGGGCTCGCTGTCTCGAACCTCGATGTGCAGGGCGCACTGTCGTCCGATGCTCTCACCGAGGACGATCTCCACGGCGGGCGCTACGACGATGCTGCCGTCACCATCTATCTGGTGAACTGGGCGGATGTGGCGCAGCGCGTGATCCTGCGGGCCGGCAATCTCGGACAGGTCTCGCGCGGAAAGCTCGCCTTCTCCGCCGAATTGCGCGGCCTTGCTGCCAAGCTCGATCAGCCGGCAGGCCGCATCTTCCAGCGCTCCTGCGCCTGGGACTTGGGCGACGTGCGGTGCGGGATCGATCTCAACGCGGCCGGGCGCAACGGCACGGGCACCGTGACTCAGGTGCTCGATGCCTTCGAGTTCTTGGCGTCGGGTTTGTCAGGCGTCGCGTCGGGCGTGCTCACGCGAGGCAAGCTGGTGTGGACCTCCGGCTTGAACAACGGTCTCGCGGTCGAGGTGAAGGCGCATTCCTCGAGCGCCGGGGTTTCGCGGATAGCCATCGCCCTGCCGATGGGCGCGCCTGTGGTGGTCGGCGACACGTTCAGCGCGACGGCAGGCTGCGACCGCAACTTCGCCACCTGCCGGGATCGCTTCGCCAACACGGTCAACTTCGGCGGCTTCCCGCACATGCCGGGCACCGACTTCGCGATGTCCTATCCGAACCAGGGCGCCGGAAACGACGGCGGCAAGATCACATGACCATTCGCGACAAGATCATCGCCGAAGCGCGCTCGTGGATCGGCACGCCCTATCACCATCAGGCGGCGCTCAAGGGCGTCGGCTGCGATTGCCTTGGTCTGGTGCGCGGCGTCTGGCGCGCGGTCTATGGCGCCGATCCCGAACACCCACCAGCCTATTCGCGCGACTGGGCCGAGACGCTGCGCGAGGAAACTCTAGCCGATGCCGCCGGCCGTCACATGATCCCGCTGGCGCTGGATGCATTCGAACCCGGCGATCTCCTGCTCTTCGCCATCAACGACAACGCACCCGCCAAGCATTGCTCGATCCTCGTTGCGCCCGATCGCATGATCCACGCCATCGAGTCACACCCGGTGGTAGAGGTTTCGCTCGTGCCGTGGTGGCGCAACCGCCTGCGCTTCGTTTTCCGCTTTCCCGAGATCTGATCCGCTATGGCCGTTCTGCTCCTCACCGCCGCAGCCTCCGCGCTGACGGCGGGCGCCTCGGCGTTTGTCCAGATCGCGGCAGCGGCTGCGGCGACCGCCGTCGGCAGCTTCATCGACAACCGGCTGTTCGGCCCGTCGATGGGCAACACGACGCAGGAAGGGCCGCGTCTCGACAGCTTGCAGGTTCAGGCTTCGACAGAGGGCGCGGCGATCCCCGAGATCGCCGGCCGGGTGCGGATCGCGGGCCAGATCATCTGGGCGACCAAGTTCAAGGAAGTGGCGACCACGACCACGCAACGCTCCGGGGGCGGTAAGGGCGGCGGTGGCGGCGGCGGATCGGTCACGTCCACCACCTATTCCTATTTCGCGAACTTCGCCGTCGGGCTCTGTGAAGGGCCGATCGACCGGATCGGCCGCATCTGGGCCGACGGCAAGCCGCTTTCGCTTGCCGGCATCACCATGCGGGTCTATCGCGGCACAACGAGCCAGTCGCCCGATCCGCTGATTGAAGGCGTCGAAGGCTCGGGTAACGCGCCCGCCTATCGCGGCACCGCCTATGTGGTGTTCGACAATCTCGCCCTGGAAAAGTTCGGCAATCGCCTGCCGCAGCTGACCTTAGAAGTGTTCCGGCGCGTGTCGTCCACTACGGGCGACAGCCTCGAGACCATCGTGCGCGCCGTGACCATGATCCCGGGCGCGGGCGAGCGCACCTATGACACCAAGGTCCAGAAGCGCGATCTTGGCGGTGGCTCGACCACGCCTGAGAACGACAGCGCCGGGCGATCAACCTCCGACTGGTCGGTCGCGCTCGATGATCTGAAAGCTTCGCTGCCGAACGTTGATACCGTGTTTCTCGTGGTGGGCTGGTTCGGCGACGACCTGCGCTGCGGCTCCTCCACGATCCGCCCGAAAGTCGAGGTCGCCAACAAAGTAACGACGCCCGACGCCTGGATGGTTCACGGCCTTGCCCGTTCCGGCGCGCTCGTCATGTCGCTCAGCTCGGGCAAACCCGCTTACGGCGGCACGCCTTCCGACGATACCGTCGTGCGCGCTGTTCGCGATCTGAAGGCGCGCGGCTATGCCGTGGTGTTCTATCCGTTCGTCTTTATGGACGTGCCCGCCGGCAATGCGCTGCCGAACCCCTATGGCGGTACCGGCCAGCCCGTCTATCCCTGGCGTGGGAGGATCACCTGCCATCCCGCCGCTGGGCAATCCGGCACGGTGGACAGGACGGTGGCGGCCGGCACGCAGGTTGCGGCCTTCTTCGGCGCCTGCCTCGCCTCACACGTCACGGTGTCGGTCAACGCCAGCACTGATGCTGTGACGACCAGCTATTCCGGCCCGGCCGAATGGGGCCTGCGCCGGTTCATCCTGCACTATGCCAAGCTCTGCGCGGCGGTGAACGCGATCGATGCCGGGACCATCGACGCCTTCCTGATCGGATCGGAGTTCCGCGCGCTCTGTTCGGTCCGCGATAGCGCCACGAACTTCCCGGCCGTCGCCCGGCTCAAGACCCTCGCCGCCGATGTGAAGGGCATTCTCGGCGGCGGTGTGAAAGTGAGCTACGCCGCCGATTGGTCCGACTACAACGGCTATCGGCCCGCCGACGGATCGAACGATGTCTTCTTCCATCTCGATCCACTCTGGGCCGACAGCAACATCGATTTCGTCGGCATCGACTGGTATGCGCCGCTCGCCGATTGGCGCGACGGCACCGGGCACCTCGACCGCATCGCGGGCGCGCCGTCGATCTATGATCGCGCCTATCTGCAATCGAACATCGAGGGCGGCGAGTTCTTCAGCTGGTTCTATGCGAGCGACACGGCGCGCAACAACCAGACCCGCACCACCATCACCGACGGCGCCTATGGCAAGCCATGGGTGTTCCGCTCGAAGGATCTGCGGAACTGGTGGCTGAACCGGCACTACGACCGCCCGGGCGGCGTCGAAAGCGGATCGCCAACGGCATGGCTGGCGCAGATGAAGCCGATCTGGTTCTGCGAGCTCGGCGTGCCCTCGGCCGACAAGGGCGCGAACCAGCCGAACGTCTTCTATGATCCGAAATCGTCCGAGAGCTTCCTGCCCTATTTCTCGAAGGGCACGCGCGACGATCTGATCCAGCGCCGGGCGCTCGAAGCGGTCCTGAGCTATTGGGCGCCTTCAGGCGCCAATAACCCGGTTTCTGGCGTCTATAGTGGCCGGATGATCGAGGCCTTCGGCATCTGGACATGGGACGCGCGTCCCTATCCCGCCTGGCCTGGTCGGGCCGATCTGTGGTCGGACGGCGATCTCTATCCGCTCGGCCATTGGCTGAACGGTAAGGTCGGCCTCGCCGATCTCGCGGCGCTCGTCGCCGAACGCTGCCGGCGCGTCGGCTTTACCGCTTACGATGTGTCGGCGCTGGTCGGCGTCGTCACCGGATATCTGCGCGACCGGCCGATGAGCCCGCGCGCCGAGATCGAAGCCCTGGCGTCCGCCTATTCCTTTGATGCGGTCGAAACCGACGGCGTGATCCGCTTCGTGCCGCGCGGACGCTCCTCGGTCGCAACGCTGACCTTGCCCGAACTCGCCGTGCCCGATCAGGGCGAAGAGATCACGCTGACGCGCGGCCAGGAAACTGAATTGCCGAACGAGGTGGCGGTCGGCTTCACCGACGCCGTGGACGAATACAAGTCCGGCGCGGTCTCGGCGACGCGGCTTGCCGGTTATTCCGAGCGCAAGAGCGATCTGCGGCTGGCGCTCGTGATGGATCAGGTTCAGGCGCAATCGATCACCGATCGCGCGCTGGTGGAAGCATGGGTTGCCCGCGAGACCGCGCAACTGGCACTGCCGCCTTCGCGCATCGCGCTCGATCCGGGCGACGTGATCGATCTCGTCATCAATGGCAAGGCGCGGTCGTTCCGGCTGACGCGCGTGCTCGACAAGGGCGCGCGCGAAGCCGAAGCCGTGCGCGCGGAAGCGGCGATCTATGCGCCTCCGCTGAACGGCATCGCGCCGCCGACGCTCACGCCACCGCCGATCTATGGCGCAGCGGTCTTGCGGCTGATGGACCTGCCGCTGCTGCGCGACACCGACGACGGCTTCTCGCCCTATGCCGCGGCGTCCGCCTCGCCCTGGGGCGGCGTCGTGGTGATGGACAGTGCCACAGGGTCGGATTTCGTGCTCGACACGACGCTCGCCGTTCGGGCCACCCTCGGCGAAACCATCCAGCCGTTTCCCGCCGGACCGACGGAATACTGGGACGAAGGCTCCGTCCTCGAATTGAAGCTCTATGCCGGGGAACTCGCGAGCGCCACGCCCGACACGATCCTGAGCGGCGGCACCAATAGCCTGGCGCTCGGCACGCCCGACGGCGATTGGGAGATCGTGCAGTTCGCCGATGCGGTGCTGACGGGTTCGCAAACCTATCGGCTGACGAAGCTGCTGCGGGGACGCCTTGGCACTGAACACGCCATCCGCTCGCCGCTGGCCGTCGGCGCGCCGGTGGTTCTGTTGAACGAAGCGGTCGCCAAGATCGACGGCAAGCCCGCCGAACGCCTTGCCGCCCGCTTCTATCGGTGGGGACCGCAGGCGCTCGATATCGCCGATCCCGCCTGGCAACAGACCACATTCGCCGCGAAGGCCGTCGGCCGCATGCCGTGGTCGCCGGTCCAGATCGCTGGTGCCCGCAATGGCGGCGGCGATCTCACCATCACATGGGTTCGGCGCACCCGCTTCGGCGGTGTCTGGGCCGATGGCGTCGATGTTCCGCTCAACGAAGAAAGCGAGCGCTACGAGGTCGACGTGATGAACGGCGCAAACGTGGTCCGCACCATCTCTGCGACCACGCCGACCGCCAGCTATTCCACCGCCCAGCAGGTCGCGGATTTCGGATCGGCGCAAAGCACGATCTCGGTGCGCGTCTACCAGCTCTCCGCCTCGGTCGGGCGCGGCTGGCCGGGCTCCGCCATCATCTGAAGGAACACGCCAATGCCGACGCCGAACCTCGGCCTGCCCACGCTCGCGCAAGGACAGGCGCAGAAAGAGATTGCCCACAATGATGCGCTGCTGCGCCTCGACGCCCTTGTGCAAACAAGCGTCAAGAGCCGGACGCTCGCAACGCCGCCGGGAAGCCCGGCCAATGGTGATCGCTGGATCGTGCCCTCCGGTGCAACCGGCGTATGGGCTGGCCAGACCGACAAGATCGCCTTCTGGCGCGAGGGTGCGTGGGCATTCTTCGTGCCCGTCGTCGGATGGCGCGTCCATGTCGAGGACGAGCGCCTCACCGTCGTCTGGACCGATGGCGTTTGGCGCGACCGGATCGTCGGCACCGCCAATGGCGGCACGATCCGGCTTGTGGCGCTTGAACAGGAACTGACGCTTACCGGCGCCTTCGTCGATGCCACCACCGCCGTGATCGCCGACCGCATGATCGTTCTGGCAGTCGCCTCGCGAACCACGCAGGCGATCACCGGCGCGACCTCCTACGGCGTCGGCGTTGCCGGCAACACCAGCCAGTTCGGCGGTTCGCTCGGCATCGCGCTCGGCTCGAACAACATCGGCGTGATCGGGCCAACCGCCTTCTACGCCAACACGCCGATCCGCGTCACCGCAGCCGGCGGCAACTTCACCGGCGGCAAGGTGCGCGTCGTGCTCTACGCGCTCGCCTTCACCGCCCCCTCATCCTGAAAACTGCCAAGAAGGAAACCTCGATGTCCGCCGCCCCGATCTCGGTCGGTGCCGACGCGCTCACGCTGACGTGGGTCGTTGTCGGCAGCCTGATCCTCGAAATGCTCGTGCTGATCGTCTTCCTCGTCCGTGTGACGTGGTGGCTTTCGCAACGCTTCACGCTGATCGACGCGACCCTAGCCGCCAACGCCAAGGAGATCGGCGCGATCAAGGTCGATGTCTCGAACGATATCGCCGGTCGCAGGGTCGTTGCCGAAGCGCGCACCGACATCGCCCAGATGAAGGCGACCCTCGCCGAATTCCGCGAGCGCATCGACCGCCTGGAAAGTCACGAGGACGGGCGCAAGCACGCTTGATCCGCCGCCCTAAACCCCAACCGCATCCGACGCAAAGCCCGCCCCTCCGGCGGGCTTCGTCGTTTCAGGAGGTCGCCATGCTGCCTGCCCAATACCGATGGCTCGAAGCTGAACCCGGCCCGCGCATGATCGCCGAGGCGCTGAAGCAATACGGCACACTCGAAGCGCCGGGCGAAGCCGACAATCCGACGATCATCGGCTGGCAAGACGAACTCGAAGCCGCCGGTATCGGTCGTGTCTATGCCGGCGTCTACCGCCACGACGCGATCCCATGGTGCGGCCTGTTCATGGCGATCGTCGCCCACCGCGCCAACATCGAACGCCGCCCCGAGCGCAATCCGCCGCGCCTCTATCTCTCGGCGCTCGAATGGGCGGCGTTCGGGACGTCGGTGCCGAAGGGCGCTGCGGCACTCGGCGATGTGCTCGTCTTCAAGCGCAAGGGCGGCGGACATGTCGGCCTCTATGTCGGCCACGACGCCTCGGCCTTCCACGTTCTCGGCGGCAATCAATCCGACCGCGTGACGATCTCGCGGCTTTCGAAGCAGCGCCTCGTGGCGGCGCGCCGCCCGGCCTATCGCGCCCAGCCCGCAAACGTCCGCCCGATCCCTCTCGCTGCGAGCGGAAGCCTCTCCGTCAACGAGGCCTGATCCAACCCAACCAAGGAGATTTCCATGAACACCGTTCTTCAGTTCGGTGCGGGCTACCGCACCTACATCATCGCCGCCGTGCTTGTGCTGGTCGTGGTCGTCGAGAAGGGCCTCGGCATTGACGTGCCGGGCGTCGATGTCGGTTCCGACTGGCTCACCCACGTCCTTGCCGCGCTCGGCCTCGGCACCCTGCGCGCCGGGATCACCGGGGCGAACAAGTGACCGGCTGGATCGCGCTTGCTCTCATCGTCGCGGTGGTCATCGCCACCGCGGCGATCTTTGCCGCTGGCCGCAGAGCGGGCGCCGCCGCCGAGGCGGCAAAAGCCCGCGAGGCCGAACTCAAATCGCAGCAGGAGGCCTCCGATGCCAAGGACCGCATGCTCGAAGCCGGCGCTGCCGCTCCTCGTGATCGCGACGCTCTCGCTGACCGCCTGCGCGATGGCACCTTCTAGGCCGTCCATCGTCTGCCCGCCGGTCGCGCCCTACGATCGCGCTTTCCAGGCGCGTCTTGCCGATGAAATCCAGCGCCTGCCACCGGGCGCGGCGCTGGAACAGGCTATGCTGGATTGTGCCCGCCTGCGCGATCAGGCGCGGGCGTGCGCGGGTGCGATCAGCAGTGCTCCATCAAGTCGTCGATCTTCGTCGCCTTGACATACCGGGCCGGGTTGGGACCGGTCGCCAGCGCCTTGAAGTGTGCTTCACCGCAAGCGATCTTCGCCGCCTCGTTGTCGCGAAGATCGTCGGTGAACAGGCTGCCCTTGGTTTCCACCACAAAATAGAGCCGCTCCTCTCCGCTGACTTCGACCAGCACTGCCCAATCGGGATTGTAGGTCCCAAGCGGTGTCGGGACTTTGAACCATGCCGGAAGCTTGGCGTAGATTTTGACCGCCTCGTTTTTCTCAAGCTGCTCTGCAAACGTCCGCTCGACGCCGCTTGAATCATAGACGACGTGCTCGAAAACCGATTTCGTCGCGTCCTTCAGCATGTTCTTGAGATATCCCATCAGCTCTTCCTGCTGGAATAGCTCCTGGGCGTAGTAGCTGTTATCGCCAATCTTCTGGTATTTGATCCCGTCAACGAGCGCCAAGCGTTTGGTGCGGTTGATCACGTCGCCTGCGATTTCGATGAAAGCCTGCGGGTTGCGCTTGAAATCGTTCAGCCGCCCGCATTCCGTCAGTATACGCACGAGGCTCTTGCGCGTTAGTTGGGTTCGGTCCTGAAGATCGGTCAGGACGTCTGGCAACGCAATGTCGCCCTCCTCGATCGTCACGATCGTGCCGCTGTTCTTGTCGCGCTCTTTGGCCTCGACGCCGCCCTGGCCGATGGACAAATCGGCTTTTCTGATCCGCACACGGGCCTTGGAAACCGGCGGGCCATTGGCGATCGCCTTGGCGCAATCGGTGATCAGCTTCTCGTTGTCGAAGTGCACGCGATACGTCGTCTTGTGCTTGATCCTGTCCCAAAGCGCCTGGAACTCTGCGCTCTCAAGGATCGCTTGCCGTGTTTTGACGACGACGCGCTCTTCGGCGTTCTTGATATCGAGTTTGCCGGCGACCTTCCTCAGAACGTCGCGAACCGCCGCAACATAACCTTCCAGCGACTTCGGCAGGGCAAACGTTCCGTCCTTCAACGCTGTTCGCAAGGCATCCTGCACCTTGCCTTTTGCGTCCACGAAGCCTTGCGTCTTCAGGTGCTCGAAAATGGCGGCAGACTCGTCGAAGCCCAGGAGCCCGGTTGAGCCGTCGGCCTTCGCCACGGGGATCGTGGCGAACTGGTGCTTCTCGACGATCCCGAACTTGATGCCGGTGTCCCGCTCAATCTCTTTCTGCAGGTTCTCGGCGAAATCCTCGTAGCTTTCGGTGGCGATGACCGTCAGCGTGTTGATCTCGAACCCGCGCAGGCGTTCGCCCTTCTTGTTCACCGCCAGGCGAAGGCCGCGACCGATGGTCTGACGACGCTCGCGCTCGGTGCCCATTTCGCGCAGGGCGCAAATCTGGAAGACGTTCGGATTGTCCCAGCCCTCCTTGAGAGCCGAATGGGAGAAGATGAACTTCAGCTTCGTATCGAAGCTCAGCAGCTTCTCCTTGTCCTTCATGATCAGGCTATAGGCGCGCTCGGCGTTGTCGCGGCCGGCCTGGTTGTTATCGGCCGTGTCGGTCCAGCGCCGCGCCTTGTCGATCGAAAAATAGCCGTCGTGAACCTCTTCGGCCAACGAAGTCAGATCGACCTCCTTGAAAAGGCTCGAAAACTCCGGAAGCTTCGCGGCACGCCGGTATTCTTCCTCAAAGATGCGCGCGTACTTGCCTTTCACCGCATTCCCATCTTCGTCATAGGATCGGTAGTGCTCGACCGCGTCGATGAAGAAGAGGCTCAACACCTTGATGCCGAGCGGTGCGAGGCGTTTCTCCTTTTCCAGATGTTCCTGGATCGTGCGTCGGATCATCAGCCGCCTCATGGCGTCAGCGTCCACATCGCCGACCGCCTGGCCGGGCGATAGGAATGTCTCGCCGCCCGGAAGCTTCACTTCGAGAAGCTGATCATTCTTCGCGGCGCGGATCTCGCCGATACGGCAATCGGCATACACGGCGCGGCGGGTGACCTCCTGAAGATCGTCGCCGTCCTGAACGACAACCTCCTTGCGGCGCACATGCTGGCCGTCCTGAACGTCGATCTCGACGCGCGCGGCCACCGGTCCCTTGCCGTTGCTGGCCGAAACGAAGCGCACATACGCCTTGTTGTGCCCGCCTTCGACTTCCATCGCGGCGACTTCGATCTGTTTGACCAGCTTGCGCTCATAGGCGTCCACCGCATCGAGGCGGAAGACCATGTGATGCTTGTTCGTGTGCGTCGCCGAATAGCGCAAAGTGCACAGCGGATTCATCGCATCGAGCGCTTCCTTGCCGCGCCCCTCGAGGCCGCCGTCCACGCTTTGCGGCTCGTCCACGATCAGGATCGGCCGTGTCGCGCGGATCAGATCGATCGGGCGCTCGCCGCCAGTCTTCTCGCTGTCCTTGTAGAGGTTGTTCACGTCCTTCTTGTTGATGGCGCCGACGGTCACCACCATGATCTGGATATTCGGGCTGGTCGCGAAATTGCGCACCTGCCCAAGCTTGCTGGAATCGTAGAGAAAATAGTCGAACGGCTGGCCGGAATAGAGCCCCTTGAAATGCTCCTCGGTGATCTGAAGGGTCTTGTAGACGCCTTCCTTGATCGCCACCGACGGCACGACGATCACGAACTTGGTGAAGCCGTAGCGCCGGTTCAGCTCGAAGATCGTCCGCAGATAGACGTAGGTCTTTCCCGTGCCTGTCTCCATCTCGACGGTGAAGTCGCCAGAGGTGAGCGCCGTTGACGGCGCGAGGCCGTTGCGAAGCTGGATGTCCTTCAGATTGTCGATGATCTCGTCATCGAGCAGCGTTAGCCTATTGCCGATCCCGAGTTCGCTTTCGACGAGGCCCAATTCGCCCTGTGCGCCGAGGAAGCCACCAAGATCGAGGCTGCCTTGTCCGGTACGATCGGCGAGCGGCCGGCGTGTGACGGTGAATTCGGTGCGGTTGATCTCCTGGCCGCGAAACAGATCGGCGACGGATTCAATCGCGGCCTTCTGGTAGTCGAGATCGGGTTCGAAATGGAGCTTCATCACAAGCTCCGCACGTCGGTGATGCCATTCTGGTTCAGGATCGCCGCCATATTGGTCTTGGCGATATCGTCGGCGAACCCGGAATCCTTGAACACGACGCGCGTATCGACGGCGGGCGCAAGCGCCGCGCGCCATGCCACGATACCCGAGGCCAGCGGTTCGATCACGTCCTTGGTCAGCCCATCGGCAAGGCAGACGATCAACGCGCCGCCGCCGATGGAATGGACGGATTTGCCCGCAATCGTCTTAGCCTGGATCGGCACGCAAAGATCGAGTCCGAGCTTGAGCAACAGCTCGTAAAGCACGTCTTGCTCCTTGCGGCCTTGCACAAGGTGCTCGGCGTTTTTCAGCAGGCTGTTTTCGAGATTGGCTACATCAGCTTCCCACGCGCGGATATTCGAAGACGCGAGTTTGAAGACGCGAAAACCGGTGTCTCCAGTAAACATCGGGTTTTCTTCTTTGACTTTTTTGGCAGACCGCCTAAGGCGCTCTTTTGTCAACTCGACGATGCTACGTCCAACTTTGAGACGGTCACAAAAATCCGAGGCCGTTTTTTTGATCCTTGTTCTCTGGATCAAGTGGTTCAGGAAGTTGAACCAGAAGGTAGCGTCGCTCACCGTTGTCGGAAGCATTCTGCCTCAAAACCGCGTGCGCTGCAGTTCCGGACCCGGCGAAAAAATCCAAAACTATGCTGTCGCGATCTGTCCCCATCTCAATAAACCGAGAAACTAGCTCAATTGGCTTCGGAAACTGAAAGACAACTTCGTCATCAAACAACGCCCGGATCGCCGCCGTCCCGTGCTGCGTATAAAAACCATCAATGATTGAAAACGGCTTTGCGCCTCTCTTTTCACCGTCGTCAGCAATCAAGTATTGCTTATAGGACACACTCCAACCATCATCCTTCTTTGTGAAGACAAGGCCGTTCTGTGCTTGCACTCCCTCTGTTCGCGATCGGCTCCACCACCACTGTCGCTTTGGCATGATCTGTGTTCCATCGGGAGCCCTTATTGGATAGATAAGATTTTCCCGATGACCCATACTTTTTGTTGCTTCAAGAGGCTTGATACGAAACGGTCCTCTTGTCTCGAAGAATTCATCCTTTCCATCATAGTATTTTTCTTCAGCTTCCGGATCGGGAGCGAGCCAAAGAGCGCCGAGAACCTCGATCGACTTCGCGTACATCAAACAGTATTCGTGCTGGGTAACTGCGTACCGTTCCTTTGCGCCACCACCATAACTCTTCTTCCAAATGAACTGTTCAACGAAATTCTCTTCGCCGAAAATTTCGTCCATACACCGTCGCAGAGACGCCTGTTCAGCGTCATCAATTGACACAAAAATTACGCCGTCATCTTGCAACAGGCTCCGCGCCAACTTCAGTCGCGGATACATCATATTCAGCCAATCAGTGTGAAAACGCCCAGATGCATCAGTATTGGATACAATTCTGCGGCCGTCCGCGACTTGCCCAGTCAGCTCAAGATAATTCTGAATGCTGTCGCGAAAATCGTCGGGATAGACGAAATCCTTGCCTGTGTTGTAAGGCGGATCGATATAGATCAGCTTCACCTTGCCGGCGTAGCTCTTTTGGAGAAGCTTCAGCACTTCGAGATTATCGCCCTCGATCATCAGGTTCTGCGTCGTGTCCCAATCGACGCTCTCTTCCGGGCAGGGCAACAGCGTTCCGGTCGAAGGCGTCAACGCGATCTGTCGCGCGCGACGCTTGCCGTGCCAGTTCAGCCCATACTTTTCGTCGCGCTCATCGACCGCTGCGCCGAGCAGTCCCTTCAACACGTCGAAGTCAATTTTGCCTTCCGTGAAGGCGTCCGGGAACAGCGCCTTCAGGGTTTCGATGTTGCCCGCGACGATATCGGCGCTCTTGGTGTCGGGATCGTTCAAGTCGAGCTTCTTGATGTCTGGCATGGGCGCGCTTTCCGTATTCAAAGATTGTTCTTGTGAGCCGCGATCTCGGCTTCCAGGCGCTGGATCTCCAGATTGAGATCGACGCGCCGGTTCAGCTGCTTCTCGCGGGTGGCCTTGGCGCGAAGCGAGGCAATCTCGCGCGTCAGCCGGGAATGGGCTTCGAGGGCGTCGCGGCGGCGCTGGATCGCTTCCGGCGCATCGCTTGCGGCGAAGGCCCCGTTCAGACGCGCCGCGTTCAGCGCCTCGATTCGGGCAAGCCAACCCTCGTACAATGTGCATAGGTCGCGTCGCGGCTGCTGGGCAAGGGCAAGGCTGTTCAGGAATGCCCGCTCGATTTCGTCTGCAGCCGCTTCGCCGATCCTTTGGCCAACCCCTTGGACGGACACCACGCCCTCGATCACCATCTTGCCCGCCTCGCGCTCGGCCCGGCGCTTGTGCGCCGCCGAGAGCGCAACGCCCTGTTCGTCGCTCGTGATCAACAGCACCGGATAGGGAATGGCGCGGTGGATCAATTCGATTAGCCGCGCCGCTTTCGCTGGCTTCCCTTCAGGATCTGGCCGGAAGGCGCAGGCGACGACCGCGATCTCAAGATACTCGCGGGTGTCGTCCACGAAACTCGGCACGCCGATCGTCGTGGGCTTACAGGCGGCAAGCCATTGCAGTTCGTCGATCCCATCCTGAATGGCGCGCTTGTCGGCGGCCGTCGGCGCGCCCTGTTCGACCAGCAGTTTTTTCGGCACCCGCGCATCGACACGCGCCTCGGGCGGCAAGCCCAGGGCGTCGATGATTGCGGTGATGCCGATCTTGCTGGTCATCCCGCCGCCGCCTCCGCGTCGGGCAGCACGACCAGAAACGCGACGACCTCGAAATCATTGATCCCGGCGAATTCGCCCTTCATCGCATGCGTGCCGCCGGGCGAGAACAGGCTGGCGACCGCGCGCTCTTCCTTCTTCCCGACGATTGACGCCACCGCCCGGGCAAGGAGCTTCTGATAGGGCTCCATGTCCCGGCCGAAACGTGTGGCCTTGTCCAACCAGGCACAAGCCTGTGCATCGGGCAGATCGCGGCCGAGGCTGAGCTTCTTCAGGGCGTCCAGCACCTGCTTCGCCTGGGTATAGGGAAGCCTGATTTCGCCGTCCTCGCCAACATGGACCACGTAGTGCGGGCTCAACGGATAGCCGGGTTCCGGCGATCTGAGAGCCGCGTCGCCCACCGCGCGAAGACAAAAGATCACACCAGGCTGAAGGCCCCCATCCTTGTTTTCTGGGCCATTCGTTGTCGCGCTCGGCGGCGCTGAGGTGACGGCGTAGGTCGCAAGCGGCAGCGCTTCCAGCCGCTCCTTGTTCTCGCGCAGGTATCCCGACAAATCGATGCGGAAATCGTTGAGCGTCAGATCGGCGATCGAGACCCCGCTCGACAGGTCTTCCAGATCGATCACCGCGTCTTGCAGCTTCTGAAGCTGGGCGCGGCGATATTCCAGGTCGTTCATCTGGTTGCCGGCCTGGAACTCGATCACGTTCTCCTCGCCGGTCGCAGACACGTCCAGCAGCACCATGCGTCCGCTCACGCGGGATTCGAGATCGAGATACTCATCGAGTTCCATGTTCGGCCAGAAATTCACAAGCTGGATCTGGGCGTTGGGCGACCCGATCCGGTCGATACGGCCGAAGCGCTGGATGATACGAACCGGGTTCCAGTGGATGTCGTAGTTGATGAGGAAGTCGCAATCCTGAAGGTTCTGGCCTTCCGAGATGCAGTCCGTAGCGATCAGGAGATCGATTTCGCCTTCGGCGGCCATTTCCGCCGGACGCTCTTTCGAGCGCGGCGAGAACGCGCTGAGTATCGTGCTCATGTCGCTGCGCAAGCCCGGCAACGTCGTCTTGTTTGCACCGGCACCGGTGACGACTGCCGCGTTGAGCCCCAGCGTCTTCTTCGCCCAGGGCGCCAGCTCGCGATAAAGATAGTCGGCCGTGTCGGCGAACGCCGTGAAGAGCAGCAGCTTCCGATTGCTCGCATTGACGGGCTCATGCGCCTTCTTGGCGATCACCTGTTTCAACGCTTCGAGCTTGGCGTCGCGGTCCGCCGTGACCGAACGTGCGGCCGATAAGAGCGTCGCGAGCCGATTGCGATCCTCGATGAGGTCTTGCCGCCAACGCACCCGGTCGACGTCCTGAAGCAGGACCTTGACCTTTCGGCCGACCAGCAGGGACTCGAAAGCCGGATCATCAACGTCGATATCGTCGATCGCGGTCTCTTCCACCGCCTCGTCGTGGGCGTCGATCTTCGCAAGCAAGGACTCCACGTCGGCAAGCTGGCGCTTGATGGTCAGCGCGAACGAGGCGACTGAGCTTTCCATCCGCTTCAGGATGTTCACCCGAAGCAGGTGGATCAGGCTTTCTTCGCGGTCCACCTGCCGGAAGAAGCTCTCGCCGCCGCGGATTTTCGTGCTGTATTTCTCGTCATACGCGGCTTGCTTGTGCGGAAGCACGTAGCGCAGCGGCGCATAGGCGCCGAGCGTCAGCCGACGGATTTCGTTGTTGATTTCGCGGATCGGCCGGAATTCGCCTGCCAGATCGACGTCCGCCTTTATGTTGATCGGCCGCAGGCGCTCCGGGAATTGCCCTGTCTCTGCGGTGCCGTAGTAGCGTTGAACGTGCTTACGCGACCGCGCGATGGTCAGCATATCCAGCAGTTTGAAATAATCGAAGCCCAGCATGTCCATGAGCCGAGCCGGACGCCGGTCAGCGTCCGGAAGATCGAGCCACCTATTGAATTGCGCCTGGGCCTTCCTGATCGTAGCCTCGATACTTGGAATGCCGTGGCCGATCAGAGCCAGATCATTGCCCTCGGTCATGAAGGCGATTTGGTTCTTGAGGTCCGCCAAGCGGTTGTTCACCGGCGTCGCGGACAGCATAAGCACCTTGGTCTTCACGCCGGCCTTCATCACCCGCTTCATGAGGTGATCGTAACGTGTGTCCCGGTCCTTGTGCGTCGCCTTGTTTCGGAAGTTGTGGGACTCGTCGATGACCACGAGATCATAGTTCCCCCAGTTGATGTGGGAGAGGTCGATATCGCCCGACAAACCGCCGTCGCGTGACAGATCGGTATGGTTCAAGACATCGTAGTTGAGCCGATCGGCGGCGAGGACGTTGCGACGGTCATTGGCCTTGTAAAGCGTCCAGTTGTCCCGCAAGCGCTTTGGACACAGCACGAGCACGCGGTCGTTCCGAAGCTCGTAGTACTTGATGACCGCCAGCGCCTCAAACGTCTTACCGAGGCCGACGCTATCTGCGATAATGCAGCCGCCGATGCGTTCAAGCTTGTCGATCGCGCCCACAACGCCATCGCGCTGAAACTTGAACAGCTTCTTCCAGACTACAGTGTTTCGAACGCCGGTCGCCGACTTGATGATCCGTTCTTCGTCGAGCTCGTCGCCCAAATCCTTGAAAAGCTGATACAGGATTTGGAAGTAAAGAAGCGAAGGCGCGCGATGGGAGCCAGCGTCATCTAAGAGCCCAACCAACTTGTCCTTCGCAGCCGCGCTCGTCTTGAGCCCATCCCAGTTTGAACGAAACCAGTCGGCAAACGCTGCGGCTTCGTCATCAGCATCCGACGCTTGCACAAGCCCTAACTGGCCGGCAGGGGTTATCCCAAGACCTTCCGTGGTGAAGGAACAGGTTCCGAGCAAGGCTCGCTTCCGCTCATCCGCCTGAACGACAATAAGCGATTGAGGTGGTGCGGCAGGCGCACATCGAACTTCCGCCCGCCTCTTGATCCAGTCTGCAGCAAGACGTGCAAGCCAGCGCCCCTGAAGCTGGCCGCGGAACGCAATATCGGCTGGGCCGCCGAAAAGCGAAGCAGCCAGTGTGGCTTCATCGCCGAGGAGCAATCTACACTTTTCAGCCTTCTCGATGAGTTCGCGCACCTCTGCGAAGGCGTTGATCGAGAACGTCGGCGACATGAGATCGAGCGACGCGCCCGGCGCAAGCCAGTCGCGCAACCGATCAATCACACGTTCATTGCCGCTGTTTCGAATAAGCCTCATGCGCCGATCACGATCCCCTTTTACCGCACGAAGATCAGAGCGCAGACGTAGTTCGAAACGGTGCCTCCCCAGCGGTTGATTCACCATACTCGATTTCCGTCGGAATTCGAGCCTCGCCGAGCACCCGTGTTTCTGAATGGCCCGAAAAACGGACACAGTGCGGACACAAGCAAAAGCCCCGCTGGCGAGAGCCAAGCGGGGCTTTGCATAAGCTATTGATCTAGCTTCAGATTTTTGGGTGCGGGGGCAGGATTTGAACCTGCGGCCTTCAGGTTATGAGCCTGACGAGCTACCGGGCTGCTCCACCCCGCGATGGACGATATGCGAGCCGTTGTTTGGCTCTGGCGCATGGGCGCTGGGCTTGAGGCCCGTTGTCC